TTGAAATCATACCAAATGTCTTCTTTGATTTCTTTCCATTCTTCTTCGGTACATATATTTTTAAGAACTAACTGAACACGAAGAAGATCGTCAAATAGTGTGGAAAACTTGTTACGAAGTCTCATAACAAACTTCATAAACTTAAGTTCATCTCTTGTGATTTCTGTGGTACGACCTAGTGAGAAACCTTGATTTTGTTCTAGGCGAGAAATTGGAACACCAAGGGCCTTGTATAGTTTTGTTTGGAAATATTTAACATCTTCCAGTTCACCAAGATTTCTTGCACCTTCTAGTGTGCTAATCTCCGTACCTTTAGAACCTTCACGACGAGGTAACCAAAAGTCTTCTAGCATTGATAGATGCTTGCGGTCGTCTTTGATTTCACCTGTAGATGAGTCATAAACCAACTTGTTACGATACTTGACCATGATATCACGGACATATTGTTCTGCTTTGACTGTTGGCATATTACCAACGTCAATATAGAAAACTCTACGCTCGGGAGCACGACTTAGACGATAGATAACAGTTGCGTCCTCAACCATGCGTAGATTGTTAAATGGTTTAATTGCTTTGTGTAGATAAGAAAGCACCATGGTCTGCTTTGGATCCATAAGACCAGAATTGACGTTGACAATAGAATCAACAGCGATCTTGGAACCTAGATTAGTACCTGCACCAATCATACCTTTTTCGTTATAAAGATAGTATTCTACTTGTTTCTTAATTAGTTCGATGCCTGTAGCAGGATCACGCATCTTTTGGATTTCACGAATTTTACGAATGCGTCTTGGATCAATATAACGTATTTCTTGAATACCAAACTCAGGAGTTGCTTCGTCAATAACAAGATGATAAAACAATCTTCCATCGATATACCAACGACGAAATATTTCATGACCCATGTTACCAAAGTTAAGCATCTTTAAAATATGATTAAATTCATCTTCAATAAGTTTTTTAACTCTTGAAGGAACTTTAACATCATCCATGTTAATCTGAACAATTTCTCCACCTTCTTCGTGAACAATTGCTTCATTGACAATTTCATCTAATGCTGTTTCAGTTTCAGGTTGTATAGCGAGTTCTCTATACTTTGTAATAAGTTGAGTTTCATTTCTAAACGTACCGTCTAGATCAACATATGTTCCATAGTAACCAGCACCAGCAACAGTAACCGCTCCGTCCTCGTTTTGAGGCAGAGCAAAAGTTTTAGCCTGAGGTGCATCAGGTCCGATCTTAGCAATAGTTTGTTGCTTTTCAGGTGAACCTAGTTCAAAACCAAATAATTTCAACTTTATATCCTTTTATATAATGGTCGGGGATTGACCCCGACCATATCTTATTATTTAGAAGGTCTGAATTAGAGAAGCAGATGAAGAAGCATCCGTAGTTTCTACAGACTCCCACCACTGGTAGGCGAATGTAATAGCAAACTCTTCAATGTTATCAGCACCCCAATCAAGGTCGATAGCAGAAACGTCAGTTGGGAAACAACCGACTAGTTTATAAACCTTGATAACATCACCAGCTTTACCATACTGAGTGACATAAGCGTCTTGCTGATAACCACCATCACCGGATAGCAACGCAGGTGTGCGTAGATTGCTAACGTGTGAATTAATACCAGACATCCATCTTTCAAATGCATTTCTTAGATTAAAGTCTTCGTCGTTAATAACGGTGAAAGACCAATCAGGAAATGATCTGTTGCCTGCTACTTTAATCTCACGACCAAAGTAGTTTAGACCGATAGAGGAGATGGAATCACCTGGTAGTGATGTTGATCTTGCTCTAAATGTAACCTGCTGTTGGGCAGTACCGAAGGCACCTGGGGCGGTGCCTCCAGTTGCTACCACAACTGGGAATGTTAGCTGAACATCGAACAGACTTGCACGAGCGCCGTCTGATACTAATGATGCTCTAAATTCTTGAACGTTAAAAGGCATTTTTAGTTTTCTCCTTTGCTATTATTTATTAGAACTTACCGATAACTTCGGAGAAAGCAACACCCGTTCTAACTGCAATAAAGTTAAGATGGATGAAGTTAATGCTTCTTGCTGGCTTGATATAAATGTCTCCGATGAACTCATTTCTATCAATAACCTCTGGTGTATTGTTTGTTTCGTCGCAAACAACACGGAAGTCGTAGATACCACGACGACCCTTTACGTCTCTTAGGTATGGCTCTACTAGTGCAACGAACTGCGCTCTGGTGAACTCATCGTTGAACTCGAATAGAGAATACTTTGATGCCTTGGTAATTGCCTTTTCAAGAACAATGAATAGACGACGAACGTTGATGCGATCAAATGCTGATGGCTTAGTAAGCATTGTCTTATCACCGTATAGAACAACACCTTCACCCTTGAACTGAACAACAGGATTGACACCATTCTTATAAAGAGTGTCACGATCATCTTTACCTGGATTCCAAGCAAGACGAGTAACATTCTTGATGTGACCACGATTGAAACCTGCTGGTGAGAACCATGGATCTCTTTCAAAGTCTGTTCTGGCGCATAGACCAGCAATGTCACCGTTTAGTGGAATCCAACGATAAACATTGTTATACTTGTCGAACTGCTTCTTCCAGTTAGAGTCCATAACAGCAAATGATGTTGAATTGAAATCATTTCTCTTTGCAACAATATCTGTTGCTTCTGAACCTGCGTTATCAACAACATCTTCCATGTCTGGTGAAATGAATACAACGCAGTCACGACGACCAGTATCTGGTGCTCCTGTTGTACCACCAGCAATGTTCTCAACAACATATTCTGCTACAGTCTGAGAATGACCACCAGTCATGATTAGTGAAATATCCCAGGTTTCAGAATCTTTGAATAGATCATAACCTAGTTCAATTTGAGCAGTTGTAGCCATTGTAGTACCAAGTGTACCATTTGCCAATGTGCTTGTATAAGACACATTACCCTGAGCAAATGAAATACCTTCTGCCAGACTTCCCCAAGTTGAAGTATCTGCTGCAAATGTAGAAACATTTAATGCTGGATTCAATGGATAGATAAATTCAGAACGATCATTAAGAACATTTACCCAGTAATTTGAAGAACCATCATCATTCTTAGCGTCTCTTGCCTTAGAAACATAAGAGAACTTTTCTAGAATTGTATTTGCAACGCCAGCAAACTTACCTTGTGTATCAACAACAATAACGTGCATTTCGTCGTTGGCGCCACCACGGGCACTAACGTATGCAGATGTTCCAGGAACTCGGTCAAACTCTTCTCCATATTCCCATGCATTAAATGCTGCCGGATTATTTGAACCTGCAAATACAGAAACTTTTAGACCATTACCCAAATCGCCTGCATAACGAGCGGCAAACATACCATATTGACCTGGTGCTGATAAGTCTAGATAATCGTTTTCATATTGATCTCTATTCTTAATTAGAATAGCGGTATTACCTGAAGTTGAATTTAGTGCGGATGTTGTATTAGCAACACGAACTAGTTTTAGTGCCTCTGCGTATCCTAGAAAGTTTGCTGCTGTGAACCATGATGTGAAGTTATTTGCATCTGGCTTGTGGAACCAACGAACTAGTTCTAATTCGTTGCCAATAGATACAACTTCTTCAATAGGACCCCACGCAAAATCTCCGACAAATGCACCTTCTGTAGTAGAAACGGAGGGAACAATGGTCGTAAGATCAATTTCGGACCATGTTACTCCTGGTGATAAAGCATATGCCATCTTTTACTCCTTTTTAAGGTTAGAATGGTTTAATCCATCTTTACCTTATTTATTGTTTTCGATGTTTTGAGAACTTATAGTCTACTATCCCACTTATAATTTAGATCATCAAAAGGATATAACTGTTCTCTTTCACGACGCCATATATCACCACTTGCATCTTGTTCCACAACATCATCTAAACCGTTGTCAATGAATCCAAATGGCACGTTTTCTACATCTTGAAGATATGATAGTTCTTTCTGGAGAACATATCGGATATCATTTGAAACTGTTTCTTTAAATAATTTCTGTGCTGTTAACCATCCAAAATGTACCAAAGTCATTGCTAAGTCGTCATTAGCACCTTCTTCGGCCATGAATGTTTTTTTGTTTGCAGAAAATGAAAACAACTCTGTGATTGTATCTTCATCATTAAGTATTAGTTTATCATTCTCAACAAGTGTTTTAAGATTGGCACATCCAATCATTTTAGACTGTGCTGTAATCTTTAGACCAAAGGCGAGTTTGTTCTTACCAGCAGCAAATCCACCTGAGGCCTGCATACCTTGCTTGCCCTTTAATTGAAATTTCAAAAGATTCTCGTATGCCAATTCATAATGTAGAATGTCTGCGACCTGTAGACCAATAGAATTAATTTCAATTAGGACAAATGCTTCATTGTATTGTCTTGCCGCAGAATAGATTACAGCAGGCAAAAGCATAGGACTAATCTCGTTATTACGATATTTAGCAACCTGTTTATATGGAATTTGAGTTACATCGAAAATGGAAAATGATGAATAATCGAGTCCTTGACCTTCAGAAACATCGGCACACAAAACATAGGTATGCTTGTGAATAGGTTCTTCAAATATGTCCAGATGCTCTATTTTACGAATAGGTTCTTTCCAATGTAATGTTGCTAGTTTAGAACCACTAATTAGTGTATTAGTTGATCCTAAGAACTCACACTCAAACTCTTGATCGAACTGTCTTTGACTGGTGTTACGAATAGTTTCTTCTTTCCATGCCAAGTCTCTACCAGGTACCATCGACCAATGAATTTCAATAGGCACATAGGTGCTAGTCTTTTCAATTGCTTTGGTCCACATCTTATAGAATAGATTCATTCCGTTTGGTGTAGAAACGATAACAACCTTAGACGTTTTACCAGATGAAATTGTAGGATATGTTGAATTGAAAAACTCTTCGGCAATATTATTAGGCACGAATGCAAACTCGTCCAGAAAGATTAGATTGAACGAGAAACCACGAACAGATGAACCTGATGTGGAATCTGCTAGAACTCTTGAACCATTAGCAAGATAGATAGAACCTTTGTTCCATTCTTTGATGCCTTGCTTGAGAAACATAGGCAAATACTCGAATGCTAGTTTTAGTTTACCCAATAGTTCTCTTGCCGTTGGAGCACGGTTAGCAAGAATAGCAACCACAAAGTTTTCATTGAACAATATTTGATGCAAAATATATGCAACACTGGTTGTTGATTTACCAACCTGACGAGGTAGTTTGCAAATAGAGAAACGATTCTCATGAAATGTGGACATCATTCTTTCTTGAAAGTCCCACATTCTAAATGGAATCAAACCTTCATCAACGTTGATAATCTTGATATATTTTTTGGCAAAGTAAACAGGATCGTCAGCACACTTGATATATTCATCCAGTTCAATCTGAGTGAATGAATGCCTATACTGCTCGTTAGGTAGATTGGGGTTATTCTGATAACTAAACGGTGTTCTGGCCATTGTCTTCTTTTTGTTTCTTTAATGCAGACAATAATTCTGCTGCCGATCCAACAAATACCGCTTGTTCAACATTAATTGATTCTGCACTCTTTTTACGAGGATCAGAAGCAGGATCTGGTTCTCTTAAATCTTTTTTCTGTTTTTGTAAGGCGTATAGGTCTTTCGACGTTTCGCCAATAGTTTTGATGAGATTAGAAACAACCTCAAAACCTCTTGCGCTTTCGTTTTGTTTAGCGATTGTGACGATTTCATCTAGTGCGTCGTTACCTTTCGTTATAAGATTACGTAGTGTGTGTCTAACTAATCTATAATCTTCATCTTCGTCCGGTAGTTCTAAAACTTCTGGCGGATCATACTCTACCAATTCTTCTTTTTTAATCACCACAGGTTCATGTGCGATACCTAAAGCATCCGACAAGTTTTTTTCAACACCCATATCATAACTCCGTTTCAGGCCATTCTGTCACATCAACTGTATATCCGTAGTCATCATCTGGTTCTGCCGTTACAGGATCAGGAGTAATCTTAATTTCAGCCAGTTTCATTGGATTAACTTCAAATGAACTAATAGTTGCCGCTCCATTTGTAGAGACCGCATGAATAGCACTATTAACAGTAAACTGGCCTTGCGTAGCACCTAATGTTAACTTGTATGTATTTGGATTATAATTTACAACAACTCCATATGCTGTAGCAGTTTTATACGAATCGCCTTGATAAACTAGGTCTTCTGACTTAAAGATACCATTAGCAGAAGAAAGATTCATTCTAGTTATATATCCAGACTGCAAAGTAGGATCGTTGTAGATATTTGTATATACTGTGCGAATGATCTTTGGATAAGAGATTGGACCATAGTAATATGTTTTCATGGTAAAGTTTAGTGTCCAATAAACATATCTTACAGAGTCGTAATCACCTTCATATTCAATCTGATTTGAAACACTGTTCAAAATGATTGGTATGTCTTTAAGCATACCTAGATCAGGAATCATGTTGGTTGTAACAGTAAAGTCTGGATTAAAGAATGGTAAAATCTGTTCAACAATATGTGTTCCGTCATCGATGTTTCTTGCATAGATGTTTAATGAAAATGTTATATCATATGGAACACCCATGTAAGAAGATGTAACGTGGGTTGTAGTGTTTGACTTTGCTGCTTTAAGTAATGAGTTTTGTTTTCTCTGTGCGTCATATGAGATACCTGTAATCTCAAAACTCATTCTAGGAAGAATGCTACCGAGTTGTCTTAGCAAATCAGGATCGGATAGTATTCTTGTAACCATCTTCTCTTTTGGTGCATATACGATAGGCACACGAAAGCGACTGACCTCTTTGGAAGTCTGATCATTTTTTCTAACAATTATAACATCATCAAACATTCTACCAAATAGAACTACTGCTTTTCTGGTAAGTTGATGATAGTAATGTGGATTATTGAGCATTATGGTGCACCGAATACGTTAACTTCCGATAGATCGAGAATCAAGTCTGCACCTGTATCTAAATCTTTATTATCAAATATATCATAGATTACATAGTCTGTCATATCGTCTTTAGATGCCATTCTATATATGGCATTAGTTGAATTGGCATATACGTTGGCATTTGCTGTGAACGATCCGGTTACATCATATATGAATAGTGCGCCGTTTGCTTTGAACCAGTCTTTTACTGTGGCATGTGCTGTAGAATTAGCAAATGTTCCGTCTGGACTTTGAAACACTACATCTTCTTCGTAAATCAGTCCTGTTCCATTTGTATTCAGAACAAGTTTTTCTGTGTAAGCATTTTCAGCAGCAACTTGATCGATTTCATCAATACCAGTGTCAATTTCATCTTGTGAGAAGCGGAAGGCCTCACAACGCATTTCATAGACAAATGGCAATCTTTTACCAAGTGAGTGAAACATAAGTTCCTGTTCAACAAACTTAATTTCAAACATCTTATGTAATAGAGGAACATAAACTAGATCACCTTCTTGTGGTCTAAATCTGGAGTATGTTGGAATATATTTGGCGAAAGCACGGCGAGAAACAATAAAATTTGATGTGTCTCTAATCTCTAGACCAAACTTGGAGAAGAAGTCGGACTGACCCTCAAATCCTTCAACGTTGGCAAGATATAGTTCAACCATATATGCTTTGTTGAATTTAGATTTGCTATACTCACCAAATACCATATCACCATTATCAAACGACTCTCTTGGTATATAATAACAGTTATGACCCATGATTTGTATAGACTCATTGATTAAGTCTTCCAAAAGCATGGACTCATTATTAAATCTATTTTGTCCTGGAAACTGATTGAAGTATCTATTGACTGCCATTATCCTACCAAGAATCCTGGAGGTGCTTCGTATGTATTACGAATCTCTTGTTCAACAGAAGAAATATCGTTTACTGCTTCTTCATAGATTTGCTGACCGTTCATAGTAACACCACCTGGCAATTGCATCTTATCATACTTTTTCATATTAGTTCCCCACTGTTTTTTTACATAAGCAGTGGCGAGTTTTTTAAGCATACGGTCATTCCAAACTTGTGTATATGTAACTGGATCGGTAACTACGAATCCTTCAACAATAATCCACTCGTCGGCAGCAACGTCCGAGTCCCAATCCCAATCAATATAAAGTTTATCAGTCAATCGATTGAAACGAATAGGTGTCTCACCAGTAAAGATAAGATCAAGGGTCTGTAGATGCTGCATAGTAAGAGAATAATTAACATAAGATGTGGATGATAAATCCCATAAATCGTTTAGACGTAGTTGATAACGTAGGTCAAACATATTCATGGCCATCTTGTTCTGACCAACTTTAAAAACTCTTGTTGCACCAATAACACCATCACTGACGGTGATGTAACGATTTGTCTTGTCGTTACTTGTTACTTGATGCTTAACGTATGTTCTTTCTGTTCCATTAAAATGAAACTCGTTCCAATACTCAAAAGCCAACTCAACAGCATCATCAACTTGAACATCGTCAACGTTGATTTGAATTACTGGATATCCTAACTGTCTTAGACAAAACTCTTTAAGTTCGTCTTTGTTTGCTGGTTGAGATTGAGACATTGATTACCTTTAATTAGTTTGCCATGGAGGCGTGACAGATGTTACAGGATTTCTTAGTTCCTCAATCTGTCTTTCTATCTGTTTGTTTACTTGAATATCGTAACCATATTTGCCACTGCATGATAGAATTATCCAATTGATAACATTTTGTTCGTTGATTTCTTCATAAGGAATAAAACTACCACCCATACTTCCATCTAATAGAAATGGTGTATCGCCTTTGAATGTTGCTGAGTAACCATCTTCATCAACACCAGTCTTTTCCCAATTAGCATGAACTATCGTATTAGGAACTCCATTGACTGTCTGAGTTTTGATGTCGGTTACTTTCCAGGTATATGTGATTGTCATTTTGTTTCCTTTTTCTTATTATTTAGTTGACGCTAATCTAAACAGGTTATCAATGTCTTCTGTAGTTTTATTCAAAGCAGTTGCTACCTGTGCTATGATACCATTGTTTCTATGAATTTCTGTTGCATACTGCCATGCGTCTTTGGCATCTTGATCTAGAGTTTCAACAGCATTTTCAACATCTGTTCTTAGACCTAATTCAGTTAATGCTCGTCTCATTTGTAGGGGTGAAACTGTTTGAGGCACAATATTAGGTGCTTCTGGATAAACGTATGTTTCTACTACATCCGTCCCGTTAAATTCAACTGTAGATGATGTGTGTGCGTGCCACACTGATGGAGGTTCATTGACTAGAAATCTTTTCACTAATTTATAATCACCAAATGTTTCATATACCGATGGTGCATTAATTATATCGCCGTTTGGCAGAACTATAACATCTGGTATTGATCTTGAACCATTGTTTTCATACCAACTTTCAATTATATTGTTATTTTGATCTATTAGTGAATAACCTGTATGTTGCATTTTCTTTCCTTACATTCCTAGCATTGGCATGTTGAAACCAGATATTTTTAGAGGTTCATATGTAATGATTATTAGACCTTGACCGCCTTTTCCACTTGTGTGCGTACCAGAGCCACCATTGCGAACGCCGCCAGTGCCACCACCATAACTTCCGCCAGAACCACTAGTAGTAGTTGCTCCCATAGCTCCAGCTGCACCTCCTGATCCACCACCGGAACCATATGCAGGAGATGCCTGTATTTCTGAACCGTTTCCTCCACTAGAAGATGTTGCTCCTCCGCTTCCATTGAACACTCCTGCGCTTCCAGTTCCACCAGTATTGTTATCACCTCTTCCCCCACTTGTAGCTTGACTAATTCCCGTGACATCAGTACCATTACCGCCTGCACCGTTTGGACCAGCTGCTCCACCTCCGCCAGAAGCAGAACCATCACTATTACAATTACCACCTCTTCCCCCATTAAATGAAGATGATCCGATACCAGATGAACCTACTCCTCCGGCGCCTCCATTATTTGTCGAACCAGAGCCACCGCCGCTTCCAGGACTACCGCCTTTAGCCAAAACTCCTTCAGAAGTAGATGTTGGTGCAGAATTATTAATGGAAAACCAAGTATCACCTCCACTGTTACCAGAAGCAGTAACAGTTGTTGTTCTAGCAGCTCCACCGTTTGAAATATTATAATAATCTGTCGCACCTCTAGTAGTAGGAACATTATTAGTTCTATTCCAAGCTCCTCCGCCTCCGCCAGATCCTCTTGATCCTGTAGCCATACCTACTCCTCCGCTGGCACCTCCACCTATTGCTTGAATATTATTGTTATTAGGATTAAAATCTGATGGCATAGTATATGCTGTATTACTATTTGTAGGTGATGTCAAAAACGTAGTAGTTGCAAATTCATAACTTATTAGTTCACCAAGATATGGCTGCCAATTTGGAGTTGGTAAATCCCATAATGATCTTTCTTGTTTCAGTGTTCCTAAAACTATTGCCCATATAAAAGCATCAAAATCCGCTCTATCATCAAACCAACCTGTCCAAATAACAACACCATCATTAGACTTGGCATCTATTCTGAATAGAGTTCTATTTTCATTACCAAACATATCTTTAGGTTGTGCTAAAGATGGAGTTCTCCATTCTTTATCAAAGACTGGCATAAGAAACTTGGCACGTGGAATATTACGATCAGGGAGAATAATCATTATTACTGTAAAGCCTTCCAAACATAGGTAGAAATACTATTTATTCTACGAACCATTAGCAAAAATCTTTGTGTATTAGTGGTGGCATATGTATCACCACCACCTCCTGAAGGAGCAGTAAATCCTGATAGAGTAATAGCGCCAGCAGTAGCACTATTTGTTACAAGAATATCAATGGCACAATCAGAACCTGGTGCTGCAATAGTATGAGCGCCACCATTTGTATAATATTGATAGTTGCCAGAACCAGCAGATAGTGTGGTAGTTCCTGATGAAATTGTTCCTAAGTTACCTGGAGTAACATTGAAACCTCCTGTAACGCTACCCGTACCTGTAAATGTTGGAGATGCAAAACTCTGACTTGCTAGAAATGAAGCAACCTTAGCGGCTGTGGCAGAACGATAATAATTATCACCAAATTTAGCCATAATATAGGTAATAGTTCCCGCAGAAATATCGTCTGTAGAGTTAAAATAGTTGTTATTGATAAAGCCACTTGCGTCTGCAACTACTATACGATTTCCTACACCATTTGTTTGTGATGGAGTAAACCCTCCTGCGGTAGTTGCATTGCCTGCTGTCAAACTGGCCGCTGTTCCTGTTAGACTTGTTCCTGCACCACTAAATGTTGTGGCGGCAACAGTTCCAGTAAATGTGTGAGTGCCACCAGGTGTTCCCAACTGCACTCTATAGGTATTGACGCCATCAGACCAACCACCGATTCTAAATATGTTATCTGTATCAAGTCCCATGTTAATAGCATAGGCAGATGGTCTATGGAAAGATATAACAGCAGCATTCGTAGCGTCACCTCTAGCTGATAAAGCTCCACCATCGTTTGCTACTGAGGTATTAGCTCCAGTTGTTGTTCTACCAATTATCAGACCGGTCATCGTACCACCTGCTAGTGGTAATCTTGCAGCAGTTGCCGCTGCCAATACGTTTACGTTAGCAGATAGTGTTTGTGTATTAGATACGAATGCCGCTGCCAATACGTTTACGTTAGCACTTAATGAGATATTGTTAGCATTAGCGGCAGCAAATGTTCCTGCCAATACGTTTACGTTAGCAGATAGTGTTTGTGTATTAGATACGAATGCCGCTGCCAATACGTTTACGTTTGCTGATTGTGAGATCGAATTAGCATTAGCAGTATTAAAATCTGTTGTTGTAAGATATCCACTAGGATTAGATGCCAAATAGAAAGAAGATGCCTGAATACCATCAACAGTATCAGCGTCAAGACCTGAACCAGCGCCATCATTACCAGCGTGCCATAATTTATTCCAAGCAGTAGTTCCTGAGTTCATAGTTGCTCTATAATACAATGCATTAGAATCAAAGAAACTACCTGCAAATTGCATAGAG